TGCTGAACAATTAAATAATAAAATCTTATCTCTTGATAAAAGTATTCAAAAATTAACAGCTTCTAAAAATAATTTAATTGAACATCTTAACAGTATAAAGAAAGATATCGAAACTGATATTCAGACTATTACTGATCAGAAGCAACAAATTCAGAATATAAAAGCTAATATTTTAGATGGCGATCAGATCAGTAAAATTCAACAAGAAGCCATTGCGGCACATTCAAATTTAAAGGTTGAGTTTAAAGTTCTAGATTCTGAGCTTAGTCGTTTATTGGTTCCGCTCCCCACCGGAACCGTATGTGGAGTTTGCCGCCACGAATTGACTCCAGAGCACCTTCAAGCCTGCGCGGCAGATATTGCCAAAAACATTGAATCGATACGTGAGAAAAAAGACAGTACTGATAAAAAGATACTCGAATTACAAAAGCAGATAAATCTGACAAATAGTCAGCTAAACAGTATATCAAATGATTCAAAACGAATCAGCTCATTAGAAATGAGCATCGCTACCAAAGAAAAGAACATCGCCGGTTCAAGATCTTTATTTGATAATTATAAATCACAATTAAAACAAACAAAAGAGACCCTGGCTGATCATACAGAACAGTATGAATTAGCCAGAACTGATTTGCTTAATTTTAATTCCGATGCATACAATAAAGCAGTTGATGATATTTCATCATTAAAAGCTCAAATCACTTCTGAGGAAACTTCGCTACTTTCCTATGAAAATAAATACAATCAGGTATGTTCGACTGTTTCGGTGATTCAAGACAGATTAAGTGCTGCGATGCAGTCTCAGGCAAATTCTTTAATTATAAAAGAAGAATTAAAAAAAGAAGAGAAAAATTGTAAACTTTACAATAAAGTCGTAACGGCTTTCGGATCCAAAGGTATTCCGACGCTGATTATTCATAATATGCTGGATGATCTTCAGATCGAGGCTAATATTATTTTAGAACAAATCAAACCTGGACTTCAGCTAAAATTTGAAATTGATAAAGAAAATAGCAAAGGTGAAACATCCGATACATTATCTATAATGTATTTCATTAACGGAAGAGATCGCGAGTATGGCCAGTTATCTGGAGGGCAGAAGTTAATTATTATATTATCATTACGGCTCGCCCTATCTGTGATTATTCAGAGGAACCTTGGTCTGGATATAAGATTTTTAATGCTGGATGAAGTAGATCCTTCCCTAGATAAGGAAAGCCTTCAACTTTTTCATGAAATGATTAAATATCTTGAAAAAAGTTTTAAGATCCTAATCATAACACATAATGATTCTCTTAAAGATAAATTTGAACATGCTATTCTGGTTGAACAGGACCAAGATATGAACAGTACAGCCAGGATGGTACAGTCATGGTAACGAAGATCGCAATATCCGGAAAGGCAAATTCTGGCAAAAATACTCTCGCGATGATGCTGGATGCTGCATTTAGCCAGCATAACAGAAGGGTAGAAATTTATGCTTTTGCTAACAGGATAAAAGAAATCATTCAGATGATGATTCCGAGAGGGCATGAACAAACGGTTCATGAACATCTTTACGGAAAATCTTACCTTCGTAAAGAAAAAATACCTGGTCTTGATGACATTACGTATAGAAAAGCTTGTTTAGAAATAGGTAAAGTCGGAAGGTCTTTTAACGATAACTTATGGATAAATCATTTTCTTGATCATTTTTCTGTTTATGGAAAAGATGTATATATTATTACGGATCTAAGATTTATTAATGAATTTAATAAATTAAAGAGTCTTGATTTCATCACTATAAGGATAAAAAGAAGAGAATCGATAGTTATTGATGATATCAGTGATACACAGCAGGACAGTATTCCTGACAGTGAATTTAATTATATTATAGATAACGATTATGATCTTGACCATTTAACATTAAAATGTCAAGAAATTTATAATCAAATCAAGTACAAATGAGTTGTTTAGTTATTCATATCCCGCACGAAACTGCCAGACTTTTCTCCAGTATTGAAGTTCCGGGAACAAGGACTCCTCTGGATGAGCTTCACGTAACCGTTATGTATCTGGGAGACGACGTATCTATAAAAGACATCGCTACCGCAATTACTAATATTTACAGAGTAACATCAGATCAGTATCCATTTTCAATCAAAATAAATAAAGTTAAGTGTTTCGATGTATCATCGGGAGACAAGGATTACACGATAATTGCATCGGTAGTCTCGCCTGAATTGCATGAATTTCGTGATCTGATCAAATCAGCTCTAGATAAAGCGGGTGTGGATTATCCCAAAACATATCCCACGTATAAACCTCATCTGACTCTCTCGTACAGCCCTAAAAAGATAAAAGAGATAGAGCTGGAGGAACCAATTGTGTTTGGCGTGCCGGAAGTTGTTCTGTGGTGCGGAGAACATGGGGATGACGAAATGAGCGTTCATTTTCCATTTACGATCGGTAGAACCAAGGCAAAATACGCCAAAACAGTATTGAAAGGGCCGAATAAACTTCCTGCTAAATTCTCAAGATGACTATGATTGACAGAATAACTAATTATATAGTTAGGAGCCGAATGTCTTATAATTTCAAAAAAGATTTCGTGCTCCGTTATACCCAAACCGGACCCGGTAAATTTTATAAATTTTTACTATCTTCGGCGATAGTAAAGGTATCGTTATTATTGGAAAATGAAGAATCAAATAAACAATTCAGATTTCCGGATCAAGAACTATTAGATTATTATGAAAAATTCCTTATGTTTTATCGTAGGGAAAATGAAGATATATATATGGAGATAGCTAAATTGTGCAGAAAAGCGGCTCATAAAATCTATAGAGAACTTCTGAGACAGAAAATAATTGAACGAAATGGAAAGTTTTTAAACTTAATACCTGATGGCCGTAATTAGTCTCACCATAACTGAATCGAGTGTTCAGGTCGTTCCGGGTATTCCGCAGACCGTAACCATCACGGCAAATATTCCCAGCACAATATTTTATACTTTTGATGGGACGGATCCTAATTCAAGCTCTCTTGTGTATTTAGCACCGATAGTTCTGCCAAAAACCGCACCAACGGTTCTGTTAAAGATATTGGCAACCAACGGTACCGACACAAGTTCAGTTATTGTAAATCATTATGGATTTGATCAATCTACTATACGAAAGAGTCATGCATCCGTAACGGGACTGGATAACCGTCAGGGAGCGGTTTTTCCGTTCGCCAGCAATGCTCAGAACACGACGTTTAATTATGGAAATGCAGGAAACGCCGGGATCACCGTAGACGCACCGGACGTCCCGAACGTTACGACGAATTATTTTGACGCCAATGGTAACCCGGTCGGGGCGACAGATCTCCCGCTCGATCAATACAAGCAAATCTATACGACCACGGATGCGCTAGGACAAACCGGAAAAGGAATCGGAACCATTCCGAGCCAGATTCGTATAATTCCAAAAGAAGCAGCTCCTCAATCCTCTGATCGTGCGGATAAGGTGTTTAATCCAAAAGCTCTGGTAATTTATCAAGATTCCAGAACAGAATCCGGAAATGATCCAACAGCGCTGAATAGAGAATTTTTCGCTCTTGAAAACCCTGAATTTGTTCGTGATGGAGCCCTTCTTTATAACGATGGTCCGGATACCCTCACATCAACAGGCTCTTTTTTAAAGAGTTATGTCAATCCCAGAGATAATACGATTACGTATTATTATTATGATAATGCAGTTAATCGTTGGATAATTTCGAAGCAGCCTTATCAATTAAAAGATCCAAATGTTTCAAATTTATCCGGAATGGTATTTGGTCGAGGTGGAGGCGCCGGAATGGTCTATCTATGGAGACCATTTATGAGAAGAGCTTTAATATAATGCCACCAACAACTCCATATAAATTATCAGTCTCTAAAACAAAAACATATGTAGATTGTAAAAGAAAATTCAAATTCTCTTACATTGATAAGCTTCCAAAAAAAGATTGGGCTCATCTTACGTATGGTAAATTCATTCATAGAATACTAGAATTGTTCCACCAATATTATCTAGAAAGTGGAAACGATCCCTGTCATGTCGTGATGGGAAGGTGTTTTAATCAGGCAGTTAAAGAATTTAAAGCCGAATTAACGCCTGAACAGAAAAAAGAAGGTTACGAAGCTCTTAATTCATATCTGAATATCTGGTCAAATCCAGAAATAATACGAAGCTCGATTCTCTCGGTTGAGAAACAATTCAACGTAAATATAGATGATACGGTATTGTTGAACGGAATGATCGATAGAGTTCAAGTGGATCCGGATGGAATGATCCATGTTGCGGATTACAAAACAACAAAAGATAAGAAATATCTTAAAAATGACTGGTTTCAGCTGCTCACGTACGCATACGTGATGATGCTGGAAGATCCCAGTATCGAAACTGTACGCGGATCCTATGTATTGATTCGTCACGGGTTTGAATACATTACATCAGAGTTCAAGCGTGCTGACGTATTGAAGATTAAAGACAAGTATTTACAGTATCAGATTGAAATCTCCGAAGAAAAGCTTTGGCGGGCCAATCCTACCTTTTTATGCAAATTCTGTGATTTCCTAGAATCGTGCGAAGAAGGAAAGAAACAAGTCTATAAGGGTGATTTTTTCGGTCCAACTGATTGGACATAGTGAGTGAAGTCCGACTGAACATAGTATATCGTATGAAGAAGGCGATCCTGCCTGGATGGAGAAAGTAAATGGAAATTCAAGTTAATGATCTGGAATACTGTAAAGTTCAAATTCAATGCCGAACGGGTCTCGAAGATATCGAGACTCAGCGCAATGCTGTTCTGGATGAAATGAAGGACGTAAAGGTCTCAGGCTTCCGCCCAGGCAAAGCAACGAATGAAATTCTAAAAATTAGATTCAAAAAGCAAATTGATGAATCGGTAAAACAGAGATTAGCTCAATTTGCTTTTGAAAAAGCCATTTCTGAACAAAAAATAACCCCACTTGGTAATCCCAAATTTACTTCTTTGGAATTGAAAAATGATTCATTTGAATGTGAATTTTTACTTCAAAAGAAGCCTGAATTTGAATTAAAGCAGTATAAAGAGTTTGAAATTCCAAAATTCCCTGCTCCGATCAGTGCCGGAGATATGGCGGAGAAGATTCTTCATCAATTAAGAGTCCAGCATGCTGAAGCTCTTCCGTACCAGGATTCTGATTTTATCCAGGTCGGAGATTCAATTATAGCTGATTATGAAACGTTTATTGATGGAGATATTCAATCAGAATTATCTGGAAATAATCAGCTTCTTTTGGTAGGAGAAGCTCCGCTTCCTGCCTTTGATGATAATATTTTGGGTATGAAGATGGGAGATACGAGAGAGTTTGATATTGCGGTTCCGGAACAAGTTACGGAAAAATATAGCGGAAAAACTCTTCATTTCAAATTCACATTAAAAATGGGTTCCAAAAAGAACTTACCTCCGCTCGATGATAGTCTCGCGGTAAAGGTAGGATTGGCATCCTTTGATGATTTGAGAGAAAAAGCATTAGGAATTGCTGGATTGAAGGTTGAGGAGTATCGTAAGAACTATAATCATCAGCAAGTTGCGGATCGATTGGTTCAGAACCATGATTTTAAGATTCCGGATTGGCTCGTCACGACGGAAGCTCAATTCAAAGCCCGTGCAGATAAGACCAATAAGTTGGATTGGGAATCAATTACAGATGATCAAAAAGAAAAGCTTTTGTCAGATTCTGAAAAATCCATCAAATTAACATTTATTTTGGATAAAGTGAGAGAATTAGAGATTGATGCGCAAATGACCGATGAAGAGGTTTTTGCGCAAATCCAGCAGAATGTAGAGACGGTGGTGAAGGAGCATCCAGAGAAAACGGATGTCGATAAGATCCTCTCGAACCTGAAAGAGAGAGGAGTCCTTCAGGTGTTGAAGGGACAAATCAGGGATCAATACACCCTGACTCATCTCGTCTCTACGTGTAAAACTTTAGATTAACAGGGAAAGATTCTAATGAGCGAAGATAAAGAATTTCCAAAACGCCTTCAAAAACGTCTCCCGACTGGCTTTGAGGAAGCAGTCCAATCAATGGATTTGGAAGAAATAAAGAAGAAAATTTATGAATCTGAATCTCACGCGTATGAGATTGAACGGGCCAAAGAAGAGGACGAAAAACTCACTCAGGCCAAGGAAATGGTAAAGGAAATCCAGGCACCGTATAAAGATGCCTATGATACGGAAGCCGCAAAGATCAAGTTTTGCTTTTTCGTACTGGAGAGCCGCGGCGTTAGTTTCTCTAAATAATATCTCCGATATATGATTGGGAGTCAGAACGTAAGTTTCGACTCCCATTATCATGTCCGAAATTTTTACAAAACAACGCACTAAATCTTGCTGTTCCGCCTCAACCTTATCATATCAATTAAACTTTCCAATTATGCGAGAGCATGTTCCGATATTTGAGGAAGCTGGTTTTGTGAGAAATAAGGTATTCTTTCAGGCTGGATTATTTTATGTAGAGAACGGTAGTTATGCCGCCACCGGTACATTCGGGTCTAGTGTAGTTACGATAAAATGTAAGGTTCGGGATTGTGATAACCTGACGACTGGCTTCGAATCTGTCATCATTTCCTTGAATGAAGCCGAGCTTAAATAAAAAAATAAAACGAGCCCCGAATAGACAGTCACGCTCTAAACAAATTAACTCTGACCTCTTACTGACTGCTTATCATGAAGCTGGACACATTATTTGCGGTATTCTTAATTTTTGTTACATCCAGTCCAGTAAACTTATTCATAGTAATTACGGCATTACAAAATATAAATACTTCGTTATGGTTTCGGACAAACCAACACCTTTAGACGAATCAATTTTCCATTCTCAATTATCAGTTCTCCTGGCAGGTCAGGCAGCAGAACAAATTCTTATAAGAGAACTTTTCGGCTCAGAAATAAATCTCTCAAAAAACCGAGCTTCTTCAGAAGACTTTAAAGAAGTTTCCTTATTATTAAGGAAAAACAAAATACCGGCTGATGTTGGAAAATCGCTCAAACGAGCCATTCAGAACTTAATTATTGATAAGTTAACTGAACATTGGTCTTGTGTAAGAGCCCTGGCACACTTCTTAATAAGTAATAAATCATTAAAATATGATCAGATCAAATTATTTTTGACTAATCTGGATCATGACGATGATGGTTTTTGGCGAGAACGTTACAGAGTTATAGAGTCGATCTATGGAGCAGAAATTGAACCGGCCTTACGTCTCTCTGCATAATCATTCACATTTTTCAATTCTCGATTCACTCATCTCTCCTCATGATTTATTCAGTACAGCCAAACAGCTTGGCCAAAAAGCCGTTGCGATTACCGATCATGCAAGTTTTGCATGTGTATGGGATGCCTACAAGGCCGCCAAAGATTCTGGCGTTAAATACATAGTTGGCTGTGAATTCTATTTCGTTAATAATGTAAGGGAAGAGAATCGTACCGAATCAGCACCATTTCGCCACATCATCCTGCTGGCCAGGAACGCCACAGGATATAAAAATCTTTTATTGCTTAACCGTTCAGGATTCGATCATACGGTTCCGATCGGTAAAAGAAATTTCCCAGTTATTGATTGGGATATGCTTCAGAAACATTCTGAAGGTGTGACCTGCCTGACTTCATGCGGAAGTGGCATCGTGTCTCAACTTCTTATGAATAAGAAGTTTGATGAAGCAGAAAAAACTGTTTTGAAACTCGTTGATATCTTTGGGCCTTATTTAGGACTGGAGATCCAACCTAATAATCTAAAACGGTTCGGGACACCTTACAGTGATTCTATAGATCAATATTTCATAAATTATCATACGGTTCAGCTAGCTGGAAAGTTGAATATAAAAATTGTTCCGACTTCCAATGCACATTATTTAAAAAAAGAAGACCACGATACGCATGATGTAATGCTCGCGATCGGCTCAGGACAGCCGAGATATTCAAACAATAGAATAAAATATAACGTTCCGAACTTCTTCCTCCATACTGGCGATGAAGTTTTTAATTTCTTATCAAGATCTTTTCCATCTGAATCTGTAGAGGAGTGGATCCAAAATACAGTATTGTTTGCAGATCAGTGTGAAGTACCGGATTGGGTAGATCTGAAGTATTCAAATCCGGCAGGGAAAGAACTTCCGATATTTCCAGTTCAGGACCAGCTTGATTTACCTGACTATCAGGCGTGGTTAGTCTTACAAGAAGAATCGATCAGAACATTACCACAAGATAAATCTTATTTAAGATACGTTTGTGATAAGGCATTTTCTAAATTCGTTCCAGTGGGCGAGGAAGCCCTGTATAGGGAACGTCTTAAAGAAGAATTTGAAGTCTTAGAATTCCATGGATTCAGCAGTTATATGCTGATTGTTTCGGATTTCGTTAAATGGGCCCGAAATAACGATGTCCTGATCGGGGCTGGCCGAGGGAGTGTCGGTGGATGCTTGATTGCCTATCTGGTAGGGATCCACCAGGCAGATCCGATCAAATACAAATTAATTTTCGCGCGTTTTCTAAATAAGTTCAAGACGGACTTCCCTGACATTGATATGGATTTCGCGCCATCTGGCCGAGATCGTGTAAAGGAGTACATTGTATCCAAATATGGTGAAGATTATATAGCTCACGTTTCCAACGTCAACACCATAACTCCTAAAGTCTATGCAAGAGATATTGCTAGGGCTTGTGAATTTGGAGGCTCCAGAGCCGAAGCTGTAAAGAAAGGGAATGATATCGCGGGAGCCGTTCCGGATACGATCAAATCTGTGGAGAAGGCTTTTATAGAAGCGCCTTTATTTGCAGAATATGCGCTCAAGTATCCGGAATTAAAGCGTTATAGCTCCATTTCGAGCAAATATCGAGCCTGGGCAACCCATGCTGGTGGATTGATTATTGCGGCGAGACCTCTGCGTGGATTGGTCCCGCTCAGAAAAGATAAAGACGGAACTGTTGCGATTGAATACGACAAGGAACGAGCCGAAGCAATCGGATTGGTCAAGATGGATCTTCTGGGGTCCACAACTCTTGATATTATTAAAGATACCTACGATCTTATTGAACAATCAGGAAAGACTCCGCCTCCTTCTCCCTTACCAACAGATGATCAGGCTACTTATGACCTTCTGAGCCGAGGCGATACATTTGGCGTATTCCAACTCGGGACGTCAGGCGGAACAATTGATTTATGTCGAAAAGTTCAACCCAGATCAATCGAAGATATCAGCGCGATCAATTCTCTTGCCAGACCTGCTGCGAGAGATATTCGTGAAGACTATGTAAAAACTAAGAATGGAGAAAAGAAGGTAAAACTTCTCCATTCGTCTTTAGAACGTGCCTTCGGTGCGACTTATGGATTTGGCTTATATGAAGAATGTTTGATGTATCTGGCTCAGGATGTGGCCGGATGGGATCTTCACGAAGCAGATCGGCTACGTAAATTAACCAAAGAAAAGGGAAAGAATCCTAAAAAGGCCGCACAATGGCGCCTTGATTTTATCAGCGATGCTCAGAAAAATAAGAATATTTCTGAAGCCATGGCAACCAAAATTTGGGATGAGATCATCGCGCTGTTCTCAGGCTACGGATTCAATGCCAGTCACTCAATTCTTTATTCACTTACTTCGTACCAAACGGCTTATCTAAAAGCTCACTATCCGGTTGAGTTTCTTCTGGCTAATTTGAAGTCAGAAGTAAGATCCGGCGCTAAAATTGCTAAAAACAATATCGAGAAGATAAAGTCGGAAATAAGAAAACATAACGTTACGATTCTGCCTCCTAATCTCAACAGTTCAACTCTCGCATATACGATTGGCGATGAAAATACTTTAATTACTGGGTTCGATGCTCTGAAATTCGTTGGGGATGAAGCGATTCTTGATATTTTGAAGAAACGTCCATTCGGATCATTTTTTGATTTTATGGTTCGGGTGGATTCAAAAGCTGTCCGGGCCAACACTATACAAGCCCTCGCCGCCACAGGCTGCTTGGATTCGTTCGGAATATCAAGGAAACAAATATATTTATATTGTTCTGATTATAGAAAAAAGCTACAAACCTGGTTAAAACGCCATGACCCGACCAAGGAAGAGTTCCAATATCCTTGGCCCGAGACTCCAGATTGGTCTATGAGCGAAAAATATGCCCTTGAGAAGATGTATTTAGGGGAGGCATTTTCATGCACGAAACGTCATGCATACGGGACTTTTTTCCAAGATCGTAACCCAGGACTGATCAATACGATCAGATCTTACCAGGATCGGTCAAGAATTCCTTCTATGAAGGCTGAAATCAAAAGCGTATTTGAATTCAAAGTAAAGAAAGAAAAGTCAAAATTCTTCGGCCAGGACATGGTCAAGGCAACGATCGAGGATATCAAGGGAGAAAGATGTACCCTTACGATATTTCCTGAAGGATATACGAAACTTAAATCAAGATTGAAAGATATTTCATCCAGGGCAAAATTTGAGGAAGGTATAGCTATACATTTTTCCGGAACGACAAACGTATATGAAGATGAAATCGGGATTATCCTGGAAGATGTATTTGGTTTCGCTCCGTCACCTTCTGTCCCGGCAGATTTGAAGGCTAAACAAGTTAGCCTAAAAAAGACCAAAGTCGATGCCGCCGCAATAGCGGAAAATAATTCATCACAACAAAATCTTGATCCGAAAGACCTTTTTATAGAAATTGAAGACGATCTTTTCGATGAAGGACTGTTAGAATGGGATGATTCTGGCGACCTTGATAATGAATAGATTATAAATTTTGTGTTATATATAATGTATGAAATGCATGCATTGTAGCGCTGATATCCCTCCTACATGGACACACGCGTTGAATTCGAATGTCTGTCCATCTTGCGGTGGAGATATCATGGGAGAAGAGGATCGCAGGCTTCTTGGAGAAATCAGGGAAGCTTTGGTTCAGATGCCAAATAATCCCGAAGGAATCGCAGGATGGCTTCTTTCAAATTATAATTTAAATAAAGTTGATAATGAGACCCCGGCACCGGCGCGGTTCTACTCTCCGACGCTTGATGAAGGTCCCGAGTCAAAACCAAGACATCCTGTTGCCGCGGCACGACGCCAGGACAAGCAGGTCGAATCTGCAAATGTCTTAGCTAAAGATGACACGACTCCCTCTACTACTTATTTCTCAAGAACTGGTGTGAAGGGAAAAACTGCCAGTGAGATAAAGAGTCTTGCGGAAAAGATAAAATCAAATTCCGCCTCTGTTCCGGAAAATTGGGCGGCATTGGCCTGGGAGCAGGAAGAACAGCTGCCTGAAGAATATTCGGAAGAGCCTGCCGAGGAAGAAGACCCGATATTTAAAATGTTGGGAGAAAAACAGAAGGCAGCTCAGTCTGAATTGAGGAGAAGCGGTGCCGTGGGAAATATCCGGAGATCAGGAGGTTAAGTTGAGTATCCGGATTATTGATAATAAGAAGATCGAGGTAACGGCAGATGAATGGGATATGTATGAAAAGATATGCCGTTCTTACGATCGCCCTAATTACAAGGGAGAAGAACTGTTTGTTGATTTGTTCGAAACAGACGACGAAGGCATAATTGTTTTCCTTAAACCTCCATCGCAAAGATTTACCAGCATGGAAGTTTTTTTATTCCTAACATCTCTCTTTATTCATCAACATATGAGACAAGTTCATAATCAAACAGATAAATTACACAAACGTTTGGAGGATAAGTTAAAAGAATTAGAAGCCAAAGCATCTGTCGATACCACCGGTTCAACCTGACCTAGCCAGTATGGCCGAAAATAAAACGAATGAGGAGGATCTCTCCGGTTTGATCGAAAAATGTCTAGATGATCTACGTTTGGTTCATTTGGGCGAATTTGATTCGTCTAAAGCTGATCGTACCGCGGCAATGTTTTTGGAGGCCGTGATCAGACTATCAACGATTCTTTATGACGTTGAGTTGCGTTCAAAAGAATCAAAACATGATGTAGAGAGGGTAGAGGCCGAAACCTATAAAAAACAAAAAACCTTATCAACAGCAAAAATGACCGAAACAATGTTGACCCATACGGTAGCCGCGGATCCAGATGTCGTGGCGGCAAAAAAAGCCTGCGCAGAAGCCGAGGCGACCGCCAAAAAGTGGTCAGTACAGATAAATTCATTAAATAATGGTCATGTCTTCTTTAGAAACTTAGGTAAAAATAAAAATACTTGGTAGGCAATATGGAAAAAAAACAAACAAAAACCGCCGCTTCGGACGCCATTAATATAGATCAGATCATTGCAAAAGCACGTGAAGCTTATGGAAAAAAGGAAACCGGTCTAGCTAAACAGTTAAGCACGGGCGACACCATATCACGTTCCGATAAAGACTCTGATTTCATCGTCTGGACTCGTGGTCCACATTGGAAAAGTCTGACATCCTTAAAAGGAATTCCATTCGGAAGAATCGTTCAGATATCAGGAAAGCCCGATTCTGGCAAAAGCACCCATGCTGCGGTTTTTATGAAAGAGGCCCAGGAACAGGGTGTTCTGGTTGTGATGTGGGATTCGGAACGAAAATTTGCCGCCAATCGGTTCACCAAAATGGGTGGCAAGCCAAATGAATTGGCAATCATCGATACCAATAATATCATCCAGGGTTGCAAAGCTGTTGCTAATATCGTTCATGCGGCGAAGGAAATTAATCCAAAATTAAAAATCCTAATTGTATGGGATTCTGTTGGGGCGAGCGTCAACAGTACCGAAGATAGCGAAGAGGATGAGGATTATTCAAAGCAGCCCGGTGTAACGGCCAAGGAAGTTGCGTTTGCGGTTCGCAAGTTTAATAAGCTTGCAAATCGTTATGTTGATATGGAAACGGGAGACCAATCCATCGCAACTCTCGTGATTAATCAGGTCTATGCAAATATTGGTAGTCCAGGTCAAACTGAAAAAGGCGGAGGAGAACTGTATTATCTTTCTAGTCTAGTTATTCAGTTGACCAGGAAGGGAGATCTGACTCGAACCCGGCAGGGAGAGAAGTACAAATACGGGATCGTATCGCGAGCAAAGGTTAAGAAGAACCACTTATTTGATGGCGATGAATGTATTTCTGAAATGGATATAGTGGTCTCGGCAGACGGTATCTTACTGGCCAAAGACGTCAAGAGTCTTGACGATATTAAAGGCTGGGACGATCACTCCGAATCAGAAGATTGAAATGACTGATATTATCGTTAATCAAACATCCGGAATGCCAGATGTAAAGGGTCCGACTAAAGCACTTTTCTTAGTAACCGTCAGAATACCTCTTGAGTGCAGGTTAACTTATTTCTTAACGAATCAAATAAACAAAGCTGAATCATACGTAACGTTTCTTGGAAGCCGATATGTATATCCGTTGGACGATTTAAAATCAATTCCGTTTGTCCTGGAAACCCTAGAAAAAGGCCCGATCCAAGAATTAACTTATCCATGGAATAGGATCGTAGAGATACGATCTTTAACTTATAAAAGAAAAGAAAGTAACAGTAATAAATGACACGTCGTAGCACAGTTTCAAAGAAGTCAGTCCGTCTAACCACCACTGCTACTAAAAAAGTAGCAACGACAACCAAGGCCGTGCAGGTAAATCCTGTTCAGGTAGTCCGGGAGCGTGTTCTGAAGGGCATTATGAAGGTCCTGACGAAACGTAAATCATGGATGGGATCCATGACGGATCTGGGCACGGTGCTGGTTCGTGCGGTCCGCACGGTTCCTTCAAATTGGCCCGCAACACCACGGCAACTCCGATCAGCTGTCGATACGCTTGTTCCGGAATTGAAGCGTTTGGGAGTCCGAACGAGTTTCGGCAGAACCACCGATCATCAGCGCAAACGCTTTGTACTGTTTGCGCGGTGAATTTCACTTATCTTGCTTAGTGATTATGGCACTTATCTTAATTTAGCCTTTTATGGCGATGCATGTGCATCGTTGGTCGATTAATTCCTTAATGGAGAATACATGACTGTTTATGGCGAAGTAGCTTGGGGAGATGTTCAAGACGGGGGTCAGAAAAATGACTCACGTGATTCCTTTCTTCGTTTGGAGAAGGGTTCGAATATCGTTCGGATCATAACCCCACCGCACCAATATAATGTTCACCGGTACAAGCGGGATGGTGATCCCGGCTTTGGGCACAAAATCATGTGTTCAAAAGTTAACGGAGCATGTCCTCTTTGTGCTCTTGGAGACGTTGCGAAACGTCGATGGTTTCTAGGCGTGATTGATCGGAAAACCCGTTCCTACAAGATTCTTGATGTAGGTATTTCGGTATTCAAGTCGATTCAGGGGCTGACCCGCGATGATGAATGGGGAGATCCTTCTAGATATGACCTTGATATCAAGGTTGATCCGAATGGAGGCGCGAGTAACTACTACAGTATTACTCCGAAAATTCCGAAGCCTCTCAGCGCCGATGATATCCAGATCAAGGACATGGTTGATGTAGAGGGCCTGAAACGCCTCTGTACTCCTCCCTCATCTGCAAAGGTTCAGGAGCGTATGGACAGACTCTTTGCGGATAATCCTGTTCCGGCTCGAAATGCCAACAACAACCGTGGCGGCTCGGGTGGAGATCAACGCACCGCTGCCGCGGCACCCCGTCAGGCTGCCGATCAATCAGACGATGAGGATGATGTTCAGTTTCCCGCTTACGAACAAAAATAGTGTGCAGTAAGTAGCAGCGGCAACTTATCTTAATTTGGCCGGGATGCCATGCATCCCGGCCATACCTATTTCGGCCTCGATATATTGATCATGTGATCGTTGTTGGTTTTGATGTTTCGAGTTCAGCTATCGGTTGGTGTGCTCTTGTAAAAGATCAATCATCGCCCAAATTATTGGACTGCGGTTATTTCAAACCAACAAAAAAAGGATCAATTTTCGATCGATTGCATGATGCGGAAACCAAAGCCTTAGCAATAATGAACCGATTCAAACCCGATGTTATAGGGATTGAAGATATAATAAAGTATTTCCCGCATAAAAGTAGTGCCAATACCATCGTAACGTTAGCGGTATTTAATAGAACGATCGGATTGGCCGCGACAAGATCTGGATATCCGGTTCAACTGTATAACGTAATGGCTATACGCCATGGATTAAAACAAAGCAAAGTTCTTCCAAAAAAAGAAGACATGCCGGAATTAGTGTCAAAGCTACTAAATATACAATTTCCGTACCGTTTAAATAAAAAGAAAAAGCCAGTTGACGAGAATCTGGATATGGCTGACGGGATCGCCGTAGCCCTCTTTACATTTAAAAAGAACCAATGAATCGTTCCGATGCTCTAAATATACTAGAATTGAATCCATCCTCTACAGAGGATGATATTAAGAAACGGTATCGTGAATTTGCAAAAAAATACCATCCGGATCTTGCGAAAGATCAAGGATCTACCGACAAATTCAAGCTCATAAATCAAGCTTATGATGTTTTGAAACAACCCGAACCGTCTCCAGTAAATGTTGGTGCCTGGAATCCAGGATCTCCAGATTTTGCAGCAGCGTTTCGTGATATGATTGGTTTTCAGAATTTTTCTAGACAACAGAGACGTATTCAGGAAACAATTTACCTTCCCGTAACGCTAACTTTCGAAGAATCTATCTTTGGATGCGATAAAGAATGTAAGTACGAAAAGCAGGTACAGTGTGATGATTGTACTGGTAAAGGTAGAACCGTCGACTCTCAAAAGAAATGTCACGCATGTACCGGCACTGGCTATAAAGTAAGGCGCGGTCAAAACGTTATGGTCTCGGAGGTATGTAACGTATGCATGGGAAGTGGTGCAGCGGTGCAGATTTGTAAAACTTGTTCAGGTGCCGGGTCTAACCAGGCTAAAATAAATATTACGATATCAATACCAAAGGGTGTGACCGCCGATACCAAAGTTCGAGTCCCGGGAGCTGGACATTTTATTTATGACGAAATGTTCATGCAGCCTCGTTATCTAGATGCGATGCTTCAAATTACCGTTATCCCGCACGAACGTTTTAGACGAGAAGGTATGGATGTTGTTTCGGATGTGACGATTTCATTAAAAGACGCAATAATCGGAACTACTCTCCAACAGCCTACACTCTACGGAACGGTAGATCTTGTAGTGCCGAAATTATCTCGTCATCGAGATGAATTGATAGAACTGGGCGCCGGAGTCAGGCTGGACGCCTTAAATGGCCATCATAAATTTCGACTAAACGTAACTTATCCAGAAAACATCGATCCGTTGGTCCAAACACTAAGTCAGGACTGAATGCCATTTTTAATATTTTGTGACAATAAAGGCTGTTATAAGCAGCAAGATGCATTATTCGATACACAAAATAATTGTGTCGTTTGTTCTGAATGTGGAGGTGTGATCAAGAACGTCACATCTATATTTAAAAACCAATTAAAGTCTTCAGGGAATATTTTATCAAAACGCTCTCAGAAAAAGAGTTTTAGTATCAAGTGTCCTGATTGTAAAGTAGAAGGCCAGCCTGTATTGTTATCGAATGATGTTCTGGCTTGTTATTCTTGTAAAAAACCCTGTCAATTAAGCCCAAGTTTCGCGACATTGGTGCTGAATCATTTAAAATCAAATGCTAACAGTCAAAGTAAATGAACAGATAAGTAGTTTTGTTAAGTTTCAGGCGCCACGATTTGATATCGGCGGAATGTCAAACCTTGGTCAAAACGATCTTAACAAGGCATCCAGACTAGATTTCCAGTACACGGGATTATATGGGGAATCCGCGTGGTATCAGCAAAGATACGGCAGTCTTACGAAGTTGTCTTCATTATTAGATTATAAATACGAAACCTTTACCAATACCGGAAAGGGCGATGAAGGCGAAGATGATTCGTTGATTATAAATGGTGAGGCTAGGAAAGTTGATATCAAGACTTCCCACGTAATCGATCCTGATAGGATCAGGTCGCTTAATTTGATCGTTCCGATGCGAGAATTGCATAAAGATATGATCTACATATCAGCGTTCACGGTAGGGCCGGAACGAACGAATGTGGAAAAAGTATTGTTTGCCGGGTGGGTTTTTAATGAAGATATCAAGGATCGTTTTCATTATGACGAGTCAAAATTCGCGGTAAAGGTAAAGGATCTGAGGCCCATTTCAACGCTTCTAAAAGTTTTATAAGGATGAGCGGGTCAGTTCTGACGGATATTAGTTTTGCATGCAGATCTCTTTTGAAAGATTTGCCCGCAGCAGAGCCGGTTCGTCGGTATTTGGATTCTAGAGTATCATCCGAATCAACACAAGAAGTATTTGGATTTGGTTATTTTCCTCCATCGGAGCATTTAGGAGCATTGTTGTCTTTGGTTCCGGAGGCCAGTCTGTACCAGACAAAGCTACGTTATGATTGGTGTGATTACGAGACCGATTCAAAAAAACGCGCCATCAGTACATTCGAACATCATAATCTAGTTCTTCCGTATCGAGATCTGTATGGGAATATCGTTTCTATTGTCGGTAGAACCATGCTTCCTGATTGGGAGGCCAAACTGATAGGAATCCCAAAATACCGCAATACTTCCTTTCGAAAAGGAAATCATTTATTCGGTATGTATGAGGCGAAAGAATCTATCATTAAACATGATTGTGTGGTGGTGACGGAGGGTCAGTTTGACTGCATCGGTGCTTATAGTCACGGTGTAAAGAATGTCGTGGCGTTGGGATCAGCCAGTATGACAATGTATCAATTGAGCCTGATACTCAGATACACTTCTACGATTTATCTATTTCTTGATAATGATGATGCGGGCCGAAACGGTACCGATAGAATTATACATCAATTTAAACAATATGCTGATTTTAGGCCAAAATCAGTACCATCAGGATATAAAGATATTTTTGATTTTCTGAAAGACAATCCTACCATGACCATGCAATCATTAACAATGTTGTAGCGGTGATGCTGCTTGATATATTAAATATGAATTATGGAAAAGAAGAATACTAGATCATTTTCGTATCAAGCAATATTTCATGAGCTTTCATGTAGCAATGAAATGCTTCAATCATTCTCAAATGAGGAGTCGCTTCATAAACGACTCAATCCATTCGCTTATAATGAAGAAGTGTTGGAACTTGAGGATCAGTTAAAGATTGAATTTTGGAGAATCGTGAATACATTACTGACTTCCCGTCAAAAGGAAGTCATTCGTCTTTATGCTGATGGCTATACCCAAATGGAAATAGCCAAAATGCTTGACGTGAACCAATCCAGCATTACAAAATCTATTAATGGTAACGTAGATTATAAAAATGGAAAAAAAAGTTACGGAGGGATCCGTAGAAAAGTTAAAAAGATCGTTGAGACGGATCCGAAAGTAAAAGAGATCCTAGCTAAAATTCAAGAATTAAGAGATGAAGATTACTAATTTTGACACATATCGGATCAGATAGATTATGTTTATAGATACACAGCTTGACTACAATCAACAAAGAATCATTCGTTCAGCGCAGGGAATTAAAAATCTTTGGAATAAAGAATATAAAGATCTTGCGAAACAATATTGTACGTTTAATCCTTATAGTAATGACAAGACGTTGGCTATATTAAGTAATTTTAAAGTAGAGGTTCAGAGAGTTCTGGACCAGCTAATCGGTATAGACGGGCAGATCGGTACCCTTATGTACCAGAACGAGATGAAAAATATTATTTTCAATATAAAATAATATGTATATTGGATGATACAGGAGAGGCTTTATGCTTAAAACTGAAAAAGTATCTTTTGATTTTACGGAATTTGATAAGAAAATTAATGTCAAGCAGTACCGACTTTCCGAAGTACGGGATCGTTTGGTAAAAGTTGCATTTGATATTGTGAAATTTAAAGATCAGGATACAGACCAACTTTGGCAGATCCAGACTGCTGAAGATGGAGAATATATAGTTTCGATGTATTCTGAGTCTGACATGAATGTCAAACAGGCTTCATTGAAATCAGCAAGTGATTGGAAAGTCACGCGATCAAAGATCGCATCTGAGCTTAATTTTTATTACAAAAACGAACTGGTTGCGAAGGCCAGTCCTGGTAAATTAGGCTTTAAAGATGAAGATGTTGACATGATGATCGCATATTTGCCTGAAAAATTGGCAGAAAATGAAAAACTAGCTGCGGCATTGTTGAAAGATTATGGTTCAGGTAGGATTGGCCAATAATTGGTTTTCTGCATAATTATGCATTCCAATAGGTGTGTAAATGTCATTAGATAAAATTAAAAAAATTACTGCATCTGTATTGGATAGCTTGAACGATTCATCTGAGCTTATCCTCCCACGCCTGGCATCCAAAGCAAAAAATGGATACGAAGCCAATCCTGGAGACATGACTCTACAGAGTCTGGCTTCCATTCTATCTAGAAGAGCTGATCAGGCGTCTTTTATATCTCGTGGAGAGTTTAAGCGATTATACCACCACTTTCATTCGGCAAATTCAAAAGCAAAAGAGATATTTGCTGAAGAACTTGGAATCGAATCCGCGCCAATTAAGAAAACTGCTTCACAGATTCAAAGTCAGAATTTTAATGGTTACAGCAATACAGAGCTAAATCCCTACGAAACTGTAGGTAATGATGTACTGAAAACCGCACTCGACTCAATGTTTGAGAACAAGGGCGGTAAATTTTATTCAGGCAAACTCGCTACGGCTGCCCAGAAAGATCTCTCGGATCGCCTTTCCCGTGCCGGAATGGATTCAAGAGTTGATATTGCAGACGGAACCCAGGACGTGATTCTGCTGGTCGCGCATGTCAATACTCCAAAAGGATTCACTTCTTTTTATGTTCCGGTAGAAGTTATTGAAGAGAAAGTCATAACACCTTCCGTTTTCCTGACAGATGCAGGACTGATGGATTTTGGTAATAAACAAATTATTGCATTTGTGTCACAAAACCCCGGAAGAGGACTTATTGCAAAATCATCAACCGTGATGGGTTTACTGAAACAAGCATCTAAAGGTCACGGAATTTCAAATGTTGAGATGGCTGCGGCAAAGCTTCGCTCGGAATCTGGTCCGATGCAATCATACGCATCTGATTCAATTACTGGTTTAGAAGTACAGCCGATTCAGGCTGATGTACAGGTTCCTCAGATTCAGGATCCAGAAATATCATCATTTGCAGAACTTTTTGATACTCCGGCCGGGCGTGCCCAATTCAAATTTGGCGGGAAAGTAGCCCGGATTAGAAATGAGTTAGTCTCGGAATTGAATCAACTTGGATTTAAGAAGGTTCAGGCCAAGATAACGGATTGTGGAGAAGACGAAATAACGTTTGCGGTATCCGTTGATAATACGTCATTCATGCTGCCAGTACGGGTCTCGACCGAAACTGCACCGGTGATGTTCTGCGGTGGAACGGTGCAGGAGTTCAGCCCCGAAAACATCACGGCACTGATGAAACGAAACGTTAAAGATTTCGCTGCTGCTGCCGTGACGTCTCCTCTTTATGAGATCAAAGCTTCTGAATTGGTCACGACGGTTCGCGAAGCGGTTCTGGAAAAGAATTTTGCCAAAGCTGAAGATGCTTTGAATGTTCTTGCGAGTGGAAATGATACCAAAGCGTATGAATCTGCGATGGTTGTGTATATGAATGGTCTAGGCAATAAAGCCGCCTCGGAAGAGACGCATCGTTGCAGTCGGGTTGTTAAAACGGCGTCTAGTAGCTTTGATGTATGCGGACATACGGGACTTCCGATTCATAAAGTATATCAGGATCAGAACGGAGATTGTCACCCAATGTATCGCCGGGCTCAGTCCGAATCCTATGAAGGAGCTTCCTTCATGAATCACAAAATTTTCTTTTAATCTGGCAACAATATGAGAATTTCAGAATTACTAAAAGTATATGCTTCATGGTTAGAATCTGAACATAATGAAGCTTTCATGTTGGCCGAATATAACGATCCTTCATTAAAGATTGTCACGCAGGCGTGCGTGCATGCGAGTGAAATTTTAAAAAAAGCTGCCGAAGAAGTAGATTCGGTAGAGCCGGAATTCAGCGACGAAGATATACTTTCTAGAAGAGATCTTGGGTTCCGAATGTTGGATTGGCATGGTGGTCAAGGCGATCCCGTGTATGCGGTTGGCTCATTCTATGTAGACAATAAGGTATATCCTAAGAAGGAAGTTGTTGAGGACGCTCTAGGCAATCTTTCCTCTGACCTTAGTCAGACGGAACGAATGCTAAACGGTGAGAGTGTAATGGTCTCGCGTCAGGGACGACAGGTGGATTTGAGACAGTTCGCTGGATATAGTGATAAGGAATTGACTGATAATATCGAAGACTTGACAGAGATTACAGAAAGTTTACAGAAGTATTTAGCAAACGATTATCAGTCGGTAATTAATGAAGACAGCATAGATGAGCTTGGGGCCCTGGCTCAGGCGTTTGATGATTCTGGTGATGAATTTTTAAAGAAACAAGCCTCTGTAATTGATGAAATACTCATGACGATCGCCGCGCCTTCAGGCTTGAAGGCTCAAGCAGCCCGGATTGAGAATTCAAGAATTGAAGAGCTTAAAAAAAAGTACAATCAGACAAATACTGATTTGAAAAGCAAGCTTGGTGATTCCATCGAAGCGGTCAAGAAGAGTCCAATGTACAAGCAGTACAGACCTTTAGAGGCGCCGTTAAAGACGCGATATTGTCCTGATCATGCGGGAGTGATGGCGAGTCGTATTGCCGAAGATACGTACCAATGTGAATTGGATGGAAAGACCTATAATTATGCGGTTGGATTCAAGACGGACAAGGGGAAAATAGTACCGGGAACTTCCGTTGAGAATCAGTCACAGATGGAATTTCCTTCCGGAGAGAACAATTTCGAAACGCGAGAATCAAGACTGAGTAGATAATATAGTAAAAACAGCAGTCAAGATCGGACCGGCGCGCAAACAGGCCCGGTCCGATTTGCATTTAAGGCACGTATGAGCAAGGCTTTAGTAAAAAAGATAGTAGAGCATCCTGAAAAAGAAGAAATAATCAGCCGATTGGTATCTGGAGAGAGTCCGGCTGATATTTCTGCGTCGTTGAAAGATAAATACAAAGATGTTGCGAATAATAAGTTTGCACTTTCGACTGATTCATTGAAGACATTTCAGGATAAATATCTTGATGTTTATGTTGTTTTGAGGGACGATATTGCGCTGATTAAGAGCGGATCCCCGGAAGAACAGCTTACCGGGTCTATTAAGAAAAATAAAAAATATAAAGAGCGACTGTTGGATCTGGCTGGCCAAGAGATTGATATAAAACAATCGGTTAGGAACCTAGTTGTGGCGATTGAGGCCCGAGCTGAACAAGTATTTGATTACATGCAAGAAAACCCTGAAAATTTCAAAATAGATAACGTATTGATTCAATATTTTAATGTTTTGGCCGCAACATTAGAAAAATGTAATAAACTTGTTAATAATGCTCCAGATCAGGTTATCCAACATAACCATACCGTTCAGGTTACGGAACAGCATACATCAGCGATTGTTGATGCGATTAAGGATGTATTGAAAAATATGGACTATGAGCATTCATTATACTTCATGGATCGTTATAAAGAGTATTTGGCTGTACTGCAACCTCCGGAAGAGGCTAAGCTAATACCTACAGAGAAACGATTAGCGGAGGCAAAGATCATATCTAATGATTTTGAAAAAAATATACCTAAATTATAAATTATTGATTCAATCATTAAAATGATATTGCATTGAATGAGCCAAAAGAACGCTTATCCTAATATAGCATTTTCAGTAACACCTGCCGGATACACTTATGATGTTGAAAAGTGGAAGGTTGCACTGAGGGATATCTATTATCGTATGAGGGTCGGAACGGATCGTTCGGAATCAATCCGAATAGTCACGAATGGTTGGCACGAGAAAGAAATTCGTGATTTTATGAAATGGATTAGATTTTACGAAGAAAATAATCATATGAAATATAAAACCGCTAATTATTATGAAGGTGAAGATTCCACTGGGTACTTTTTACCTTATCAAAAAGAAAAACCTATTATTCCGGATCCAATCGTCACGACTCCCGATCCAACAGCCTTGAAACAAGAAGCTGAGCGAAATAAAGTAAGTGAAGAAGAAAAACGCATTCAGATAGAAAATCATCGGAGAAAAATTGTCGGAAGGATCCATGCAGCAAGGAAGCTTCTCACAGATGATAAAGGTAAAATGTTCGCCGGACCGGGTTGGGAAAAACTTCTAGATGCACTTAATGATTTAGAAAAACAGATACATACGGTAAATAAATCAGCTCGTAATGATTTTTATTGTGATCTTATTCTTCGTCAAGCCAATCGTTTGGAACGTAGCGGGGCCAACACCGCAATTGTTTTGAAGCGAATGGCTCAAGCTTTGGGACCAGGTTCGATTCCGGATCCTTCCGCTTCCATTCCACAAGGTGGAGGGATGGAAAATAATAATCCTTCGCTCGATCCGAACGATGCTCCGAAAGATTCAGAAGAGGGGATCAAAAAAGTTCTGGATGCGTTTAATGGTGAATATTTTGATGATTCAGAAGTTGATGATTCAGATGTTGATGATTCAGATGTAGAAGTGGATGAATCGGATGAGTCAGACGAGTCTGAGATTGAAGTGAATGAGTCCGACGAAACAACCGGGATTGATCCGTTTGATAGATATGCAGGATTGGTTGTGATGGCGCAAGAGGCCCAAACGACTCCTGTTCAGCCTGCCGGTCCGACTGCTCCGGTCAGCGCCCCAACCAAACAGCCGATTCTTCCACTTAAAGATAAAAAGCTTATTCCGGATGATTCAACATCCGAAACTACGAAAGACTTCGATTCACTGATCGGAATGGCATTCTCTAATCTTAAGGTTCAGGACATAATAAACCGATTGGATGAATTGAGTCGAATATTTAAGAATCGTGAAATTGCCAAACAACTCAGCATTGTCGACATGATGATGGATAAGTTAGGATTATCTTCATTTTTCCCTTCAATGGCAGAAGCTACACGTTCGGCACTTGAGTCAAATCAATATTGTTTGGTTCGTATTGATGAGGTGAAGTCTCGTTTGAGTGGAGCGGTCGATGCTACCGGAACATCTCTTCACGATATGGGACAAGAGCATTCCATTCGAAATCAGCAAAATATGATTGATTTAACAGGGAAAGACGTTGATAGTAAAGATCCTCTTTTAAATAAAGTAAAAGAAAATCTTGAAACAGAAGAGGCGAAAGCTAAAATGAAGAAGGAACTGCGTAGACAGCAGCAAGAAGAAAATCTTTTAGAAAATAAGAAAGAAACTCCGGTGGTTGAGAACGTTCAGGAAGATCTGATGAACATGCCAACTCCTGCTCCGGCGCCCAAGACAACCATTCCTGCGTCCCCAGCTCCGGCACCCAATCCAGCCATTCCACCAGCTCCGGCGACTCCAAAGCCTGACGGGCGGACAGGATGAAACTGAAAGATATACTGCTGTCTATTTGGGAGATTCACGTCAAAAACGGCAACATATCTGAGCCGTATATTTGCGGAGGCATTCCAAGAGACAAATGCATTGCTGATTTCAAATTCTCTTATAAAGATCTTGATATCATGACCGGTGATGCCAGCGTAAGATTCCTGGCTGATAATTTTGCCGCGGCTATGTCGGACAGGTTTACCGTCAAGACAATAATTGGCGATGATGGTCACGTTTCAGTTAAACTTGGTAATTTTAAAGTTGATTTTTCAACCAATTTTGTTGTACCGCAGATTGAAGAAAAACTATCAAAACTAGGTATCCAGAACCCAGCTCCTCTACAGAAAGAGATGTTTAGTCGTGATTTTACGTGCAATGCTTTATTGTTACCGCTGAATCTAAAAACTGTCCTCGACCCCACTGGACACGGATTAAAAGATATTAAGAATAAAATAATCAGGCCATGTTTGGATAGTCATACTACGTTTACTTACAGTGTAAACAGAATTGCAAGAATGTTTTACCTTGCCGCGAAGACTGGTTTTGATGTTGATCCGAATATTATTGAATGGGTCAGCAATAATACTGAATACGTTAAAAAGATTAAGCGTAATTACTGGGATACTAAGATCGGTACGGCATTAGAAATGGATCGTTTACGTGTACTTGATCTTTTGAATAAATGTAAATTATCTAATTATTTAGACGGGAGATTATAATGTCTAAAAAAGATGATGATCAAGCTCACGATCAATCACGTGGATTATTTTACAGTAATTATGATTATATTGATGATGGAAGCGGCGAAGGTCCCGGAACATCCGTTTATAGACAAATGGATCAAGTAAAATCTGTTGATGAATGGCGTAGGAAAATGCGAGATAGAAGAAAAAAGCGTCTAAAGAAGATGTTTCCAGGTATTTCCGAGTAATAATTTGTTTTACGCGGTTAATATTACCCTATATTGATAGAGTTGCTTAGAGGAATAAATGTCATTAATCATTAACGCTCAAGATATTAACATGGCTCAGAATCATCCGGAAGATCCGGAAACCGTCCCTCATGTTCATTTGGATGGTGATTTGGTAGTCTACGATGAGCTTCCGGACTATGAGCAGGTATTGGAAGTTTACCAAGACGATCATGATCAGGAGCCTGAAGAGGGTCATGAAATCGAAATTTATGATGAGCCAGAAGAGCAGCTATCTGTTCAGGAAGAGCCGGAATCAGAATCAGCTCCGGAAGAAGAAATCCCAGTTGCTTCGTTGACTCTTACTCTTTCTGCGATTCCTGGAGCCGAAGAGGATACGGGAGAGCCGGTTGAGAAGGTTGAGATTGACGAGCACGATAACAAATCACCATGGGATTACTCTGCATCGGATGATTTTGCAGCGTGGGTAGAAGGTCGCCTTAACGAAGTTCCGAAACATTCAGGTAAAGCTCCGGCGGGACTTGAACGCGCGATTGCATATTTACAAAAATTCAAATCTGAACTTTCAAGACTCGTTCGTTCTGATTTTGATGGAAAGATAGATATCTCGATTGTTGATAAAGTATTTGATGAAATTCATAACGGCATAGAACGTCTGGAAGAGCGCCTTGAACAGGTAAACGAGAAATATACTAAAAAGAAGAAAAAGAAAGCTCATGATCAACATTCCTTAATTAAGGAAGGGCAGAAAGCCACACATGTAGGCGGAATAATTGTTACGGTTCCGCTACTCATCAGTAGACTTGCAAGAATTTGTATAAATGGGCACGTAAGTGCCGGGCATGAAATTGAAGATTTGTATCGCAAACAGGTTAAAAAGTTTGCCCTGTCGGATCGTGAACAGGCAGAACTGTTACAGCTTCTTTATGATATGAATTATCCATTAAGAATGGATCGTCTTTATGATTTTGAAGAGACGTCAGAAGGAAAAGTAGACTTGACATCATCTGATAATGGTGATTATGCGGCCAATTATCCAGCATGAATTGAGAGATTTAATGAAACATAATCGTTCAGGTGCGGGATTCGCGCGAGATAATTCCATCAAAAATGATCGTGAACCTGATTGGTTTGCGGAATTTGCGAACCGATTAGAGAAAAATAGCGTCAATTCTCACGAAACCGATCAGGCTCTTTATAACCAGATCGGTGATATTCTGGGATCACCAAAATCCAAATTTTCAACTGTTGAGGATGCGGTTCGGGACATGCATACCAGAACTGGTCTGGATAAATTTCTTAATGCCGAGAAGTCGTTATGTTCGAGAGCGGAAAGTAAAAATGAGCCCGAAGCCATGCAAAATGCAGAAATGATGAATGGTATCAGGGCTATTTTACAGAAAGTTAATGGACTGGATCTGTGGCTTCGGAACTTTATACAATCAAGAAAAGGTAGTATCGATACGGCTGCCGTACTGAATGATATTCCGCATTCATTTTTAAGAGCTGGACTCAGTACGGCTGATTTGGATTCTGATAATTTGAAAAAATACGTTGATATACTGATTAGTGATGAAAAAAAACAGCATGCGTCTCAACAGCAAACGCATCCTGATTTTGGAAAAGTAGATATTTCGAACACTGAAGATAATCAAGGAATATTTGAATTTTTAACTCCAGCCAAAACAACGTAAACGCTCAGCAGTTATAATGATAAGTAGGTTATTTGTCGACCGAGTTCGAAACATTTAAAAATAAACTTCTAAGTCTTGACCCGGTCTGGTTTTGTGAAAAGTTTCTAACTCTTGAAGGAAAGCCCTTCAGTCTTAGCGGCAATGGTTACAAACCTTTCGCGGATATTTATCGATACATTGCGATCAAAGCGCTTGAGAACGATTCCAAGCCCGTAATCATTGTTAAGGGTCGTCAGGTCGGAGCCACCACCATGGCTTCGGCGCTGGAAATGTATTTCATGGGCTGTGGGCTTTTCGGAACCGGAGGCAAGCCACCCATTAGGATCATGCATTGCTTTCCTCAATTGGAATTGGCATACGCGTATTCCAAAACAAAGCTTAATCCATTAATATCTAATTCTATTATGATCGAGACTGGCAAAAAAACTGCCAAGCCAAAATCATATTTTCAGTCTATTCTTGATCCGACCAGTCCTACGAATGATTCATTAAATTTCAAACAATTCATTGGTGGAAATCATATCTGGATCGAATCCACCGGAGATACGGCGGACCGGATTCGTGGCCGTTCTGCGGATGTAATGATCTTCGACGAGTGTTTTCCATATAAACAATGCATCGAAACTATTGATGGTAAAGAACAGATTGGTAAATTGTATGATGATTTTGCTGCTGGAAAGACACTGCCGTTAGTTAAAACTTTCAATGAGCAGACTAATGAATTTGAATATAAAAAAATAAATAAAGTATGGTTACGTGGAAAAAGAAAATTATTGCAAATAAAATGCGGGCATATAAAAATAAAATGTACTCCAGACCACAGGTTTCTAACTGAATCTGGCTGGTTGAGGACTGATCAACTAACAATCGGAACATTACTAAAAACATCAGTCGGAACTAATCTTCATCTTAGAGCAGTTGAAAGCATCGTAGCGCTAAAAAAACAAGAAAACGTCTACGATATCGGTGTTCAGGATAATCATAATTTTATTATTTGCCCTGATATAAAAGTTAAAAGTTTAGGTGGGCCGATCGCACATAATTGCCAGGATTTTTTACCAGCTGCTCTGGGTAACGCGACCAAGATTCTATCTCAGTCACGTTATGGAAAAAGCGGTGATGGTGTTCAGGTATTTTTCGGTACACCGAAACAACGCGGATCTGAATTTTTTGAGATGTGGAATCAGTCTTCTCAACAATATTACCATCTTCATTGTGCCGGATGTGACAAATTCTTCCCGCTCTACACACCCGGATCTGACGAATGGGAAAAAACCTGGATAACCGGATTTACTGTAAAGTGCCCTTTTTGTGATCATCTTCAGGATAAAAGAAAAGCTGCCGAGTCTGGAAAGTGGGTTCCGCTGAAGGACCCGGCACAATGTAAGTTTGTTGGCTTTCATATGAGCCAATTATTCATTCCAACATTTCAAAAAGAGAAGATTCTCAGCGAAAAATCGGGCATCCATCCGATCAATACGGAACGCGTTTATATGAACGAGGTTTTGGGAGAGTTTTTCAACGGTGAAGTTGGCGTGATGACTCCCGAAGCCATTCGGGCCAAATGTGGAGATCAGAGAAAATTCCGAGGATCGATTCCACAAGGATCCGAAGAATGTGTCGTCGCGGGGATCGATATCGGCGCGAAGGCCGATATGGAACAGCTATTAGATTCGGATAAAATAAAGAGACAAGGTCAGAGCTACAGCTGCGTCGTCATCATGACCGTGGGCAGCCAGGGACGATTGAGTATCGAGTACGCATGGAAATTCAAGCGTAACGATTATGCATCCAAAAAAGAGTTCTTGGATCATATCATGAGAATCTACAGTGTAAATATCGCTGTGTGCGATATCGGATATACGAATGACTTCTCTGAGATCATGCAGAATGAGTACGGTGATAGGTTCTTAGTGTCTCAGGCTTCGGCTCGGGTTAATGAGCATATAAAATACAATAAAGAAATTTTTCCCAAGACCATTACGTTTGAGAGAGATTATTATGTAGCTGAGCTGTACGATCAGATGAAAAAGGGAAATATAAGATTTCCATATGGTGATTACGACAAGATCGGATGGTTGATTCAGCATTGTTCTAGTATGGAGATCAAGCCTTCCTTGAGTCGCGCCGGTGAAGTTACGCCGCATTATGTAAAAGGTTCGACTCCAAACGATGGATTTATGGCTCTTTTGAATGCATATCTGGCGTACAAATTTTGGCTAACAAAAGGGTTTACTGTAAAGAATCCTTTATTATTTAATGATCCGTTCAGTAAGCAGTTCAGTAAGCAGTCTTCACGTCAACAAGTTCCGGCGGTTTTAGGTTATTTACCAAAAATGCGCTGACGTGACAGCATCGATTCCCGGATAATTAGGGATATCATCAGTCATGATGTCATGCATATCAATTCAAGCTGAGCTATTTAGAAAGAGGGCTTGTAACGGTCATGCCAAGTTAATTAATAAATTGGCTGCCGCGGCCGTACAGGATCTTCCGCTGTTTATTTCGCAGCTTGGACGTTTCCTGGAACGTTTTAATAGTGATTATCTTAAAAGTGACGAAATGGAAGAACTTCAGGAAGACACTCCTCAGCTCTTCTTTACCGTATCTGGAATTAGTAAACGTCTTCAAAATATAAAAGAATTATTATTGGCATTCTACAATACTGATGATGTCAGGGATCTGTCTAGATATTCAAAAGAAATAAATCAAGAAGCTGTTAATATAAATGAGGACATGGATAATATAAATAAATCAAATTCTGAAATATTTATATTTGAAGATGCGCGGGTTGATGATCTGATCGAACAAGTTTTGATGAAGGTCGCCG